TCAAATGACCAGTTTTTTCCACTCCTTACCGCGTACATCGTTGTAAATATCGGTCATTTTTTGATTCGAATGGCCTAGCAAAATTTTGGTATCAACCCCCTGCTCTCTGAACAATCGCTCTGATAAAGATCTCTGCTCATGGAAAGAGGGTGGGGTGCCATTAGCACGCCAGTTGTAATCCACAGAATCCCGGGCTTTTTTAAATGCAACGGTTAATGTTGCTGGCTTAACCATCCCGCCGCGCTTAGCTGTCCCTTTCGCGTGATGGTGGTGCAATAGCCACGGACTAAGAACGCAATCGCGGCAGGATGACACTACATCATCCAGGGTGAGATTTAATTTATCGCAACGCAGAGCCAGAGGGATGGCAATCCGGGTTCCTGTTTTTTGCTGTTCGACATGAAGATAACCATCCCGGATATCCGAAAATTGCATTTTGCAAATATCTGAAAGGCGCTGGCCTGTCATCAGTGCCAGCAGCATACCGCGCTGTAAAAAGTAACCATTCTTTTCCGCTGCGTTATAAATCATCATCCACTCATCAAAAGTCAGTCGCTGTCTTGATATCCGCACCTGCGGTTTTTTTGCCGATTCTGCAGGGTTAAAGCCTGGCGGGACATCGCCCGTTTGCTGAGCTTCCCGGAAAACATCGATCAGTACTTTCCTGAAAATTTGTCCCATTCTGTTATGTCCTCTGGCCTTGTACTCTTCCAGTACTGATACCACATCTTTTACGGTTATGGCATCTAACGGTCTGGTGCCAAAACGTTCATCAAATACCCTGAGAGGGGCCGCTTTCTGTTTCAGCGTGTTGAGTTTGATCTCGCCGTTTTCATATCTTTCCTGTTGAATTTTTCTGTAATTATTCAGAAAAATGGTAACGGTTGATGAACCGCCGGTATCACTAATAATTTTCTCCTGCAGACTGAGCATTTGTTCCATTTGCTGCCGGGCAAGACGGCTGTTCGCTTCTGCTGCAATAGTTTCTGCCAGTTTCTGGTCAATACTGCCGAGACCGTGATTTTTGCCTGTTATGGGATGCCTGTAACGCCAGTAAACTTTGTTATTTCTTTTGTCAAAATACGGAGATAATCCCGGAACATCGGTTTTATATTTTCGCGGGCGCGCCATCTTCCAGTATCCTCTTCAAAGCAGGGTGATCTGTGGCGATCACCTCCGGCTTGTTTACCATTCCGACAAAGCGAGCTTGCGGATCCACTCGCCAGCGTCTTCCAACTTTTTTGGGGAGAGGAAATATCATTCCGGCTTTAGCGTATTTACTTAACGTACTCGGAGTAGGGACCGGTTCACTGAATTCCTCTTTTGCCCACTCAGTGAGCAGAATAAGTCTTGCCATGAGCGTCGTTCGCTAATCATGGTCGCCGCCACTATAGCTGGTGGGCAACGACCGGGGTTGAACATTAAAAATCAGCCTGATTTGGGATCAGTTTTTGCCAGATAGCTGAAACGTATTTTGCCTGGTAACGGGCGTCATCAAGTGCATTATGGCGCTCACCTTCGAATGGAATAGCCGTTCTGGCATCGAAGTCTATGGCTTTCCCCAGCTCAACGATTGTGCGTACATCGCGATCGTTGTAGTAACGCCACGGGCAGGGGATCCCCTGCCGTTCGTATGAACGGCGCAAAATCGTGTTGTCGAAGTTGGCTCCATTTCCCCAAACCTGAACAAAAAATTCACCGGAGTTTTCGTCGATAAATTCCCGCAATTGTAACAGTGCATCATCTAACGGGATTTCATCGGTCATAATGGCAGATTGCGCTTCGCGTGATTGCTTAAGCCACCATTTAATGGTGTCCCGATCAATGACTCCGCCAGCAGTTTCCAGATCGATAGTCTTACTAAATTCCGGTCCCATATCTCCGGTTTGCGGATCGAAAAATATTGCACCTATTGAGATGATCGGGGCATCAGGATTTTTTCCCATGGTTTCAAGGTCGATCATTAGATGGTCACACGTCCTGCTGGTGGATGTGATTTCTTGATGACCGTTCACCTTAATTGAGTGATCTGCCGTCTCGCCAGTTTCATTATCGCTATCGTGATGCTGATTGCCGCCAGTGTTCTCCTTGTGTGGATGTTCAGCGCCTTCCATTTCCTCCGGATCATCTTCCTGAACTTCAGGCTGATACTCTTCATCGAATGTTTCCTGGTATGTTGCGTCGCCCATTACCGCGCCACAATCAGGGCAGTTGCCGCCGCCGGTCTGACCGCAGGCGGTGCAGACTTTTTCCACTTCCTGTTGCGCCACTGATTCAGGCTGTTTCGTTTCTGGCTCGTTTTGTAACGCATTTGGGCTGTTTTGTTCCGCTTTCTGGCCGTTCTGTTCCGTTTCTTGCTGGTTCTGATTCACTGAATCGCGGGTTTCAATCCCCTTCACCCATTTCGGATCATTCGGGTCGCTAATCCCTGCAACAAATTCACCACGTGATACAGCAAGCAACTTATTGGCGTCAGGCTGGCTGATATTGGCTGCCTGCATAATTTTGTTTACTTCGTCAGCGGTAACTTTTACCGGCTCTGGTTGTGCGATCGTGTCAGATGCACCAGTATTTTGTTGTGAACCTGAGTACGTGCCGTTTTTACGTGCGAAGTATTCCTCTTTTGTGATTTCCGTAGCTCCCAGGGCCAGTGCTTTTTCCAGACCAGAAAGTTTGTTTGCGCGACCGTATTTTTCGCCGTCCTTATCGGTGAAAAGGAAGTAGAACGGTCCCTCACGCTCTACAGATGGTTCGTCTTCCACTTCGCATTCGGTTTTTTCGTTGTCCGGCATTGCCGTTTCCACTGCATCAGTTTCTGGTACTGGTGACGGGAGAGTACCAGCTGTGCCCTGATTTGTTCCTTCGTCATCTTCAAACACGCCCTTGGTAGTCAGGTATTCAGTGATGTATTTGTTCAGTGCTACGGGATCTTTGTGAATGTCGATCGGACGCTCACGGACAAGGCCAAAAATAGTCTGACGGTCGTAGCGAACGGCATCGGGTTGTTTGCGCATTGATGCGGAAATGCGCTTCCAGTCTTCGCGATCTTTGTCGATAACTTCATTTTTTGCCCGGCGATGGATGCTGCCGTCAATGTTTCCGGTATCAATATCGCCAGGCCAGAGAGCGTAGGCCAGTTCTTCATCCAGCGTTTTCCATGTCTGCTTGTATTCGCGACAAATGGCGGCAGTGACTGGGTTGATTTTTCCTGCTGAGTTTTCAGTGTGCTGTTGATTGACTCTGGCGCGGGCGAGATCAACAACAGACGTGTATTTTCCAGTCTCTTTGCGCTCTGCGTCCTGCCGTTTTTTCCAGTTACGTAATTCAGCCTGAATTTCTGGCCATTTGGCACCCGGATTACATTTGTGTTTAACCCATCCGATAGCGAACAGTTTGCGTTCCGGATACATAGCGTTAATTTCAGGCGTTTTCATCAGTGCTTCAACGATATGCCCGTCAAAGGTAGCAACGTCTTCCTGCAGTAATTCCTGCGCGTCAATCGCCATATCAACGGTGATGTTTTCACATGTACCGAACTTAACCAGGACCGCGTTCTGTACTTCAAGGGACAGCTTGTCAAAATTGACGTTCATCGGATCGGATTCTGGTTCGACCGGAATAAAGGAAGCGGATTCCTCATCCCAGCGGTTTTCCTGCATATATTCAGCATCCCAGGAATCGAGGGCAGGGCGGGGTATGCCGGGTTTATCCTCGCAAACAAGAAATTTATAAGCGCAGTCCTGAGCAGCCGGATAATGTTCCAGGAATTGCCAGTGAAATTTTGCGCGGGCGCGACGTTCATCACCGGCTTCAATGGCAGTGGCCACCGCAACAGCGCTATCTTCTTTTATGGCCTGTTCGTCAGGAATAGCAGCGCAAATAAAGATTTTACTCATTGTGTTTTAACCTCATTACAGATTTCAGGGTGAACGAATCCCTGCCATTGCTGGCATTTTTAATCCGTTGGTATGGCGTTAATATGGCTGGCGGGTTATCCAGCCGGTATTTCGTTATTCAGGTTCAGCGATACTTTTTTTAACGGGAGGCATTCACCGGGGATTTTTTGTTCGTCCCTTACCTGAATGCAGGATGACTTACTGTCATAAATTCCGGTAATCACATTTTGTGGCTCACCCGTTATAAGAAAAACGGTCATCACCAGTGCAAATGCTGAAGTCACTGCTGTTCTCCGATAATACCAAGTTCAAGAAGGGCAATTCTGGAAAGTATGGAATTATCATTGAGAAGATAAGGTTCATATTTTCTCATCTTAATGGCATCTTCCGTAAACTCCCGGTTACTGAGCAGAACACCAATATCAAAACAACCTTCAGACGTATTAACGTTTGGTAGTGACGTTTCCATTATCGCGTCCTCAACAATGAATTTTTAGCAATTGCTCCACAGTCATATTTTTAATTGCGCTCCGGTTTACAAGAGTCCATCCTTGTTTCTCCAGATAAAACCGGAAGGTATCCAGGGTGCAGACCATTGCGCCGTCAGGAACGGTTTCAGTGAATTTGATATTGCCGTGTTCGTCGAGACGGATAACCAGGGTGCGTCCGTCCCCGTGAATCATTTTGTCGGGAGACGGGGCGTTATTCTGGCGCAGTTCTGCTTCCATGCGGTCGAACTCAGCAATGTATGCCTCTTTAAATGCAGCGGCTTTTTTGCCAGTGAAGCCCATCACCAGGAAAACGAAGCCGTTTTTGGTGATTTGGTACATTGGGAGTTTGCGCCCGGTTGAGTCGGTGTATTCGCTTGACACAAAATTGTGCTCAGTGAATTTTGCTGAACAGTCCAGATTGCGAATTTTATCCAACACTCGTTCGTGGCGTTTGCCAAAGAACTCGGCGATCGCAACAGACGTAGTGACAGCGCGACCATTTTCGATGGTTACGTCAGGGTGAGAAAGGGTAAGGATAGTAGCCATGATGGCAGCCTCCGCGATGAATTTGATTAACTCACCACCGAGGTTTTCCACGACCATAAGGGTGGTGAGACGTACAGGGGTGGAAAATACCGGTCATCACGGAACCCGGCCAGCCTTGCGGCTGCCCTGCACGCCCCACCATAATGCGAATGTGGCTGTGCTTAACGCATAAAAAAACCGCCTGAGCGCGGTTATGCGCCGTGAATGATTTCGGGTTTCCACGCCCGGCACCCGTTTTATGAGGTGCAGGTGCACTATAATTCCACCCGTTCTGGTTTTCAATAGCTACATTCAACATTTTCTCTACCTTTCATCACCGAAGTGAACTTTGTTGATGCGGTGCCTGGTGCCTCCAGGTGACGTTAACCAGTTAACAATTAACGTCGGATACAGAGCATTCCCGTTACGCCCGTAAAAGACCGCTTGTTTTAACTGTTCCGCGTGCGCTGAGCCGCATTCACCGCATCACAAAATTCACTTTAAAAAGGGCGGCAGAGCAGTCACGGAGTAGAACTGATACCGCCAAAAGTCACCAGAAAATTGATAACAGAGGGCGTTGCAGCGGGGTTGTCACTTAAGCGTATGGTCAACCTGACAACCCGGTGTCCTCAACGGGGAAGGAATAACCCCGTCATACTTACCGCCGCGCCATTTCGCGGAGTGTCACAACCGGAAGCGCACGGTCGACGAAAATTTAACGACAGGCTATCTATGAACCAGCTACCTCGCCGTGCGCTTTCGCGTTATGGTCTGACTTTTCATGGAAATATCCTTTCAGTAAACTGTCAGTGCCGGATTCTTATCCGTGTCCGGCGCACGACCACACGCTGTCACGAGAGGTCTCCATTCTCAACCAGTAACCTCAATGGAGGATAAAATGTCAGAGCAGGAGTTAAAACTTGGTGCATGTTATTGTGTTCTCAAGGAGCTGGTACACATGCTTCCATCTACTCAGTATCAACAGTTAGTTGGCAATTTAAATCAGCGAATCGAAGCTATGTTAAAATCTGATGGTTTTAATAACGTAGAAACGCTGATGCTAAAAAGATATCTTGATGGATTAATCAGATAACATTTTTTTACGGCGTTCATATTCGTTAATATTTATGAAGCCTGTTGCCAGAAGCAGTTCGTTAATTTCATGGTTGTTTGGCTGTTTCTGGCTCTTTGAACTGGGATCTTCCACTTCTTTTTCTGCAAATTGTTTTGCTGTATCCTCTGTGCCATGGATATTTAAAGCTGTATCTGAAAACAGCCCAGTAAACGCATCGCGCACATTACGAGCCATATTATCAGTGTCTTTTTTTGTTACCGATTCCAATTCAAGTTCGTTCAGACGATGACGAAGTGTGTGTGCTGCAATCTCCTGGATTGAAGGAGGTAAATCTTTAAATTCCATCGTCAACCTCATCAGTCGGAGTTTCTTGCTAACCAGCGACGCGCGCCAGCTTCGGTTTTAAACGTTTTGCTTTTGGTATACGTCATGGCGGTGAATGTGCCGTCCTGGTTGGGGAACACACCACATACCAGAGATTCGCTGTTGCCAAGATCGATAGTATCCATGCTGACCTCATTACCCCTTAACGCCGGGTAGCGGAACTGTTTGCTGAGAACACCGTGCGGTGTCTTGATGGGTGGTAATTTAGTTTTCTCATGAATGTTGGTCAAGCATTTTTAATGAGAAAACTCAATATTTAATGCAAAATAAAGCCAATACATTGAAATGTAAGGCTTTAAAATTTGTGAAGGGGGTTACTGATGTTTGTTACGTTTGCGAGCTTCTAGTAGCTCGGTGAATAGGCGATTAAAATTCTCAACGCGGGCACGGAGTTCGCTGATTTGTGCTTGCTGCTCTGATTTTGGAAGTGCGCGATACAATCGCAACATCTCCAACTCATCTTCCGATAAGTCTAAGGCGCTGTTGAGTGCTACTGGTGGATCTGGTGTTTTATCCTCGTCACCAAACAGTATCCAAGTTGGTGAACATTGCAATACCTCAGCCAGGCGATGCAAATTTTGCCCGCGCGGGGCTGTATGGTCGCTTTCCCATAGTGAAATTGATGAGCCAGATACGCCAGCGGCTTTGCTTAAATCGTTTTGACTTAAACCAACCTGTTTGCGTCTTTCTCTAATTCGTTGACCTAAAGTTTTCTCGTTCATATTTAGATATCTTAATAACCCTTGACTTGAGATTCCTTGAATGATTACTATTGAGAAAACTCAACTTTGGAGGGGTGATGTTTAAATCAGACGTAATTAATTTTTATGGGACGAAAGCCAAAGTAGCGAAAGCTGCTGGTGTTGATCCATCTGCTGTTTCTCAATGGGGGGAACTGGTTCCTGAAGGTCGCGCGATGCGCCTGCAAGAGGCATCCGTCGGGGAACTTCAGTACGACCCCAAAGTTTATGACGAATATCGTAAGGCAAAGCGGGCGGGGCGGTTGAACAATGAAAATCACCCCTGAACAGGTTTGTGAGGCTCTGGATGCCTGGGTATGTCGACCAGGAATGACACAGGAGCAAGCGACGATATTAATCACGGAAGCATTCTGGGCTCTGAAAGAACGCCCGAACATCGATGTTCAACGCGTCACGTTTAATGATGGCGAGGTTGATCAACGGGCGCTGGGCGTTAACCGGGTGAAGATATTCGAACGCTGGAAAGCTATCGACACCAGGGATAAGCGGAAAAAATTCACGGCGCTGATTCCGGCAATTATGGAGGCTATCCGAATTAGTGATTTCAGGTTGTATCGTGAGATCAGTGATGGAAAAAGCATTACGTACATGATCGCCGGATTAAACAAAGAATATGGCGATGTGGTGGAGTCCGGGCTGCTTTTTGCGGATCCAGCTGTTGTGGAACGTGAGACTGACGAGCTTATAGAAAAAGCTATTGCTTTCAAGCATGCGTATCGTCAGCAATATCAATATTACTTTGCAGATAAACAAATGTCTGCCAGGGGTTTGTATGAGTATCGATGCACTACGATGGGCTAAAAAGGTGAAAACCGGCAGTTCATCCAGTAAGTCTGTATTGACCTGGCTTGCTGATATGTGCGGTGCCGATTTGTGTGCATACCCGTCTGTATCTGCACTGGCAGAAGTAACGGAACTAAACAAAAAGACTGTGCAGGACAGCTTACGACACCTGATGGAGATTGGGTTAATTGTTGATACCGGTGAGAGAAAAGGCAGAACAAAGCAAATTGTGGTGTACCGACTTATCGGTGTAGAAGAAAGTGTTGCCGAGCCTGAATACACCCAAAAACGGGAGTCTTTAAAGGTGGGTAAAATTGGTGCTGTTAATAAAAACAGTACCGAAAATGGTTATGTTTCAGCACAAAACAGACCCAAAAACGGAACTCTTAGCTGCATGGAAAATAACCAAAGACACCCAAATTTTCCATCAAAGACACCCAAAAACGGATCACGGAACCCAAAGGAACCCAAAGATCTAAACCCCACACATAACGCACGCGAGAGTGCTCCGACCAGTGAGCAGGAAGTTTTGTCGTTACAGGCAGCACCCCTTGTATTCCTGGATGGCCTGAGCGAACCCATCGGAAAATTTCCGATGACCGATAGCTGGTATCCGTCACGGGATTTTCGACGACGGGCTGCGTTGTGGGGGATGGCTTTGCCGGAGACAGAATTTACACCTGCTGAACTTGCCGCCTTCCGGGACTACTGGGCAGCGGAGGGGAAAGTGTTTACTCAGATTCAGTGGGAGCAGAAATTCGCCCGTCACGTAAATCACGTCAGGGCGCAGGTTAAACCAGTCAGCAAGGGGGTAAACCATGCAGCAGCACCAGGTGGCACCGCATCACGGGCAGTTCAGGAAATTCGGGCAGCACGTGAGCAGTGGGAACGTGAAAACGGATTTATCAGCGACGGAAACGGTCTGGAAGCTGTGGGAACTCATGGGGGAGGTTTATTCGAACCGCTGGACCCAGAAGAACGGGGCCGCACCTTCGAAGCTCTGGATTGCACAGATTGGCGCGATGACTGAGCAGCAAATCCGACAGGTCTGCCGCCAGTGCATGGACCGCTGCCGGGCGGGTGAAACATGGCCTCCGGACCTGGCTGAGTTTGTGGCGCTGATTTCAGAAAGCGGGGCCAATCCATTTGGCCTGACGGTGGATGCTGTGATGGAGGAGTACCGCCGCTGGCGTGATGAGTCCTGGCGATATGACGGAAGCGACAAATATCCGTGGCCTCAGCCTGTGCTGTACCACATCTGCCTCGAAATGCGTACCAGAGGGATTGAGCGCCAGATGACGCAGGGTGAGTTAAAACGACTTGCGGAACGGCAACTGACGAAATGGGCAAAGCATGTTGGTAACGGGATGAGTGTTCCGCCAGTGCGACGACAACTGGAAGGGGCGAAACACCCGCAAGGGCCAACGCCAATTGAACGGCTGAAACAGGAATACGAACGCCGGAAGGCAGCTGGTTTTATTTGAATCTGAGAAACGATTTTGTCGGAGGAAATTTTAATGGAAACCGTATTTGACGCACTGAAAGCAATGGGAAAAGCCACATCGGTAGAACTGGCCGCGCGACTTGATATCAGTCGTGAAGAGGTTCTCAACGAGCTGTGGGAACTCAAAAGA